GGTCTTGTTGGACTGTTGAAGATGGTTATAAATTAGTAGGAATAGATGCAAGTGGATTAGAATTAAGATTACTTGCACATTATATGAATGACGAGGAGTACACAAATGAAATCATTAACGGAGACATCCACTCAGCTAATCAAAAGTCTGCAGGACTTGAATCACGAGATCAGGCTAAGACATTCATCTATGCCCTCATATACGGAGCAGGAGATGCTAAACTTGGAAACGTGGTTGGAGGAAATAAAGACGATGGTAGAAGACTTAGACAACATTTCTTTGATAATAACCCATCATTTAAATATCTTAGAGACAAGGTTTCAAGAGCATCAAAGAAAGGATACTTAAAAGGATTAGATGGTAGGAAGATATTTATAAGAAGTGAACATGCTGCCTTGAATAGTTTACTACAAGGAGGAGGTGCAGTTATTATGAAGAAAGGACTAGCACTATTTGATTCTCTTATAAAACTAAATACTTATGATGCTAAGTTTGTTGCCAACATACATGATGAGTGGCAGATGGAAGTAAGAGAAGACTTAGCAGATCATATAGGAAACTTGGCAGTTGACTGTATTAAAACTGCAGGTAACTATTATGATCTTCGCTGTCCTATGGATGGAGAATACA